TCAAAAATATTCTATTGATATTCAAAATGAATTAAATAAATACAATAAAGAAAATTCTATTTATCAAACTAATTTACAAAAAGCTATAGAAGATGCTAGGCTATCATCTACTGATGATTCTCAGTTAATACAAAAATATTCAAATGATTTACAGAAATATCAATCAGAGGTAAATAAAGAAGTTCAAGAATATCAACAAAACTTAACTGCCGATTTACAAGTATGGGAAAGAGAAAGAACTACCGATCTTCAAAAATATGCAACAGATATACAAAATGAGTTAAATGAATTTAATAAAGAAAACGTAGAATATCAGAGCCAGTTACAGATTTCAATTCAAAATTCTCAGTTAGCAGATAATTTAGATACAAAAGAATTACAGAAATACTCATCTGAATTAACTAAATATCAATCAGATATTAATAAGCAAATTCAAGAATATCAGCAAAATTTAAATGCTGATTTAGAGGTTTGGGAAAAAGAACGTGTTACTGATTTGCAAAAATTTGTATCCGATATACAAAACGAACTTAATGAGTTTAATAAAGAAAACGTAGAATATCAAAGTCAATTACAAATATCTACTCAAGAAGCTCAATTAAAAGATTCATCAGATGTAAGAGAGTTAAATAAATATTCAGCTGAAATTCAAGAATTTCAAGCAAATGTAAATAAAGAAATACAACAATATACGTTAAACTTTCAAAAAGATTTGGAAACATTTAGATCTGGAGTTACAAAGTATACTTCTGAATCTCAAAACGTAGTAAGTCAAAATACTGTAACAATATCTAAATTTTCAACAGAATTAAATAACTATAATGCACAAATACAGAAATATTCTGTAGATTATAGTTGGCTAGATTCGCAATACAAACAACTTTTAGCTGATTATCAGCGAGGTTTACAAACATTAACAGGTTAAGGAGAATAAAATGGCAGCAGATAAAGCAACCGTAAACGTTTCAGCGTCAGTATTACCAGATGACGTTAGAATGTCTGTCGGTGGTACAATAACTCACGAAATAGCTGACGGAGCTGGAGACGTAAGTAAATGGGTTCATTACGCTATTGATATAGACACGTCTTCTGAAGTAATACTACCAGCTGATATAGGATATTTAAATGGTTCTAGTGTTAGCGGTTTAAGTCCTACTAGAACAGCTAGTGGAGATAAAATTGAATTTTTAGTATTAAAACATTCAGGTTTTCGTTCAGATGGAACAACTGCAAGTGCATCAACAGAAGTTGTGCATTTTAATTTTACAGACAGTACAGCTGGAGCAGCAGCAACAGGAAATTTACAACTAAACCCCGGAGAAGTTTGGTGGGGAAGAATGTCTGGTACTCCAGATACAGCAGACTTAACAGCATTGTCTGTTGGAAATGATGTAAAATTATTAGTTTACGCAATATTAGATGACGCATAATCAATGGCAGTACATTCATTAACAGTTAAGCAAATTATAAGTAGGGTACGTCAGGTTTTTCCTGACGCACCTGAAGCTTATATTATGTCATTAATAAATGATGCACTTGTTGAAGCTGGTACGTATTCAAATAAAACAATGTCTGCTAAAATAAATGTTGTTGCAGATCAGATGTTTTATAATATATCAGATTCAGCTACAGATTCTAGTAGTAATACGTTAGAGTTAAATAAAGTATATCGTGTTGATTTTATGGACTCAGATGGAGATTATATAAAAATACCAAGATTGTTAGATGGAGAAACTTTAGTATCTGATATAGCTTCAGAATCTGCAATAGAGCAACCAGACTAATGGCTAGTAGTATAACATACCCAGAAGATAAAGTAACTTGGTTTATTAAAGGTAATGCTATTGGTATTGTTTCTAACGTATCAACTACTGGAACTACACGTACAGATAGAAAAGCATATCAAGCTATAGATCATTCTGTTACAGGTGGTTTATTACTTCATTATTGGGCTGATCCTAAAAAAGTAACTGCAATAACAGAAACTCCAGACATAGATAATGCTTTTCATTTATCTATAGTTGATTATGTTAAAATGTGTTTATATATGGATAGGGCTGGTAGCTCAACTGGAGAAACCTCAGCTGCTTCTATGCAGTTATCTCAAATGCACAGAAGAAAATTTGAACAATCTGTTAGAAGATTTGGAGATAGAAGAAGAGAAAAAACTGGTGGAGTACGTTCTATATTACCTTATAATTTTCAATAGTTAAATGGCTGGAGAAAAAATACGCTATTCAAATGGTTGTAGTCCTTTAGAGCGTGAAAATTCAGGTGTTCGTTGGTATAGAGATAGTGATATTCAATCTAAACCTTCTGGATCAAATACAATTACATTAGGTACTGGTACGGTATCTTATTCAGCCTCTACATCAATAACAGATTCTCCAACTCAAATAGCTTCTGGTCAAGATTTTATATTTATTAAAAATACTGGAAATAATGATGTAATAATAACATTTGACAATAGTAATTATTTAATAACGTTATCTAAAGGTGAATGTTATTCATCTGAAATTATATCTTCTGCTGACGTTAGAGTTAAAACGTCTAGTGGAAACTCTACAATAGAAACTTTAGTTGGTACGTAATGGCTAACGCAAGAAAAATACTAATGAAAACTTCTGTATTTCCACTTGAAACAGGTTCTCATAGTGCAGTTCCCGGTGTATTAGAAGAAGAAAACTTTACAAAAGCAGCTCAAACTCCAAACGTTATAACTTCATCTATTGGCAAGTTAGGAGGAAATTCTGTTAATACAGATATATCAGCTAATCAAACTAATAACTGGTCATCTTTTGTACCTAATGAAAATATGTACTGGGGTTTAATGTCCCAGAACTGGGAAGAAGCTGGAGCTTGGGAAAGCGTTGAATATGGTTTAACTATTACAACATCTCAAATACAATTATCTACAGATTCTGCTGATTTAAAATTTTTATATGTAAAAAATACAGGCAGTAACTCAGTTTACATATCTTTAGATTCAAACTCTACGTATCCTATATTTGTATCTTCTGGTGCAAGTACTATGTTTCGTGGAACGTCAGATTTAAATAGAAATGAAATATATTTAAAAACAACTAGTGGAACATCAAGTGTTGATTATATACTAGCTAATTAACTAAATTACGTACAGATATAACTATGAGAAAATGTCAAGCTCGGTAAGTTATACAATATAAGGAGAAACAAGATGGCAAAAAGTTTACACAAATATAGTGTAGTAGAGGCTCAAAACGCAGCTTTAGGACAAGCGGGTGCTATTTTTGAAGATAGTACAACAGCAATTTCAGGAAAAAAAATAGTATCTATTCAATTTTTAGAAGATTCAACTTTTACAACATTAACTCCGTCCAGTTCTGATTTTATAGGGACAGCTAATGGTAACGGTGATGATATAGATACAAGTAATACATTCCCTCAAGGAATGACAATATTTGGTCAATGGACTGCATTTACATTAGCAAGTGGATCAGTAGTGGCTTATATTGGTGCTTTTTAATGTTAAACTTAGGATCAAGAATAACATCTATAATTAAACAAACTGCAAGATTAGCAAGAGATACTTGGAACTCTATTAATTTAAACGACATTTGGGAAAATGAACTTCGCAAGTGGGAAGATATAGTATAAAGGATTTATTATGGCAACGTTAACAGGGCAAACAATAGCATCATCTTATGAACAATTATTATCATTACCAGATGGTGGAGGAAATGGAACAAATTTAGTAGCAATTACAGACGGAGATGGTGGGAATACTTTTGCATTAAAACTAGCAACAGATAAGGTAAGAATAGAAAAGTTAGGAATCTTAACAGATTCTCCAGAAGCATCTTTAGATGTAAACACAAGCATTACTGGAAATACTGGAGTTAATTATGGTGTAATTATAAGAGGTTCAGAAGTTAGTGGCACAAATTTAGAGGCTGGTGATGGTATAGGATTAAAATTTGAGATTCCAGCAGATACAGCTACCAGTGCAGTAGGTGCTAGTATAGAAGCTTTGAAAGCAGTTGGCACAGACAGCACTTACGAAACAAAAGTTCTTTTTAAAACATCTGGTAGTAATGAAACATTAAATACAACATTTACTATGTTGAAGCGGCTAAAAACTTTTATTTAGATGGTGGTGGCAATACTTTTATATCAGAAGTATCAGCAGACACAATACAATTTACTGCTGGTGGTAATGCAAACTTTAAACTAGATGCCAACTCTCGCATTTCATTAAGTAATAATGATAGTGAAGGAGCTTCAAATACAATTTTTGGATATTTAGCTGGAGACGATATAACTGATAGTGCTAGTTATAACACTTTTTTAGGGCATAATGCTGGTCACACAAATCAATTAGGTGACCGAAATATAGCAATCGGCTATCAAGCTATGGATGCTTCATATATTAGTGGTGGAACTACAGATAACTCTAATGTTGATAATGTTTTTATTGGAAACAATGCTGGTGGTGGAAGTTGGACAACAGCAGCATCTCATTCAAATGTAGGTATTGGAACTAGTGTTATGTCTTCTGCTATGCAAGGAGCTTACGCTAATACTGGTGTTGGTCATAGCTCTTTAATGGACGTAACTACAGGATATAGAAATACAGCGATGGGATCTTGGGCATTATATGAAATGGCTACAGGGGATTCAAATGTAGCAGTTGGATATGCTTCTCAGCAAAATTCAGCTTCAGGTCGTTATAATACAGCACTTGGAAGTGATTCACTTTATTCTAATGTACAAGGGGACAATAACACATCAATTGGATTTGCGACTTTATATGATTTTGCAGCTGGGAGTGATGGTGAAGGAAGTAATACTGCTGTAGGCTCAGAAGCATCAAGGCATCTTGATTCTGGACAATTTAATACAATGATTGGAGCAAAGGCTGGTCAATCTGCCGCTGGTACAATTACTTATGAGGAAAATACTGGAGTAGGTTATAAAGCAATGATGGATATGGTAAGTGGTACTGCAAATGTAGCCATAGGAAATAATGCTTTAGAAAACGCAACTACTGCTACTGTCAACACAGCCGTTGGTGGCGAAGCTATGGCTGGAATAACAACTAATGCTGTTCAAGATGCTGTAGCTATTGGACATAGTGCTTTTAAAGGTTCTGCTTCAACAACTACTGGAGCAAATGGAACTGTAGCTGTTGGACACGATGCATTAAAAGTTCTTACAACTGGAGCATCTAATACAGCCGTTGGATTCCAAGCTGGTCTAAGTATTAGCACAGGAGGCGAAAATACTATTGTGGGAGACAGAGCTGGAGATGCAATAGGAGTAGGAAATTCAAATACCTTAATAGGTCAAGCCGCAGGTGGTGCTTTAACTGATGGAGATAATAATGTTGTTATTGGTGCATCTACAATGACAGCAGATGATTTAGGTCAAGGTTCAACAGCAGTTGGTGCTGGAGCTTTAGCTTATCAAAATATGGCGAGTGAAGTCTTAACTAAAAATGTAGGAATTGGCTATCAATCTGGATATTATAATGTTACTGGACTAGGAAATGCCTATCTGGGTTACAGGGCTGGATTTGGGGCTAGTAATGAAAGCCATAGTCATAATGTAGGGATTGGAAATAGTGCTTTAAGTTCTGTTACAACTGGGGGCTATAATGTTGGAATAGGATATTATGCTGGAAGTTCTATGACTTCTCCAGCTGGGAATGTCTTTATTGGTTCTAGTGCAGGTGCAGCTTGTACAGATACAGCAAATGTTGTTTTAATTGGAAACTCTGCTGGTCAAGATGCAGATATAGCAGATGATGGAACAGTAGCTATTGGTTATCGAGCACTCAAAGCTTTGACATCTGGTAGATGGA